TTCTTAATGATGATGAAGTTTTAGCGACCGTGGAAAACCCTGAAGATATATTCCACGAATTTTAACATAGATAAGGAGAAACTATGCCAGAAGCAGAAAAAAAAGAAGACAACCTTGCTAAAGAACCTATGGTCGAATTAGACACATCAGGTCCTGGTGCAAATGTTGAGCTTCCAGAAAACGAGAACGAAGAAACAAAAACATACGAGAAAGAGGAGAAAAAAAATGAAGCAAATGTTACGTACGATGATCAGTCCACTGACGCACCTAAGAAATCTGATGAGCAGTCTGATGTTCGAGATAATAAGGACGAAGGAGGCAAGGTTGTACAGAAAACTTCTGAAGAAGGGAGTGATAAGCAGCCAAGTAACCAAAAAGAAGTGGAAGAGTATTCTGAAGGAGTTAAGAAAAGAATAGCTAAACTCACTAAGAAAATGCGTGAAGCTGAAAGACAAAAAGAAGAAGCTTTACGTTATGCTCAAAGTATAAAACAAGAAAGAGATCAGTTTGAAACTAGTGCTAAATCTTTAGATAAAAATTATGCTACAGAAATGGAAGGCAGAATTTCATCTTCACTTGCAGCAGCGCAAGCAAAACTTGCAGCAGCTAGACAAAATGAAGATTCTAAAGCTGAAGTAGAAGCTTTAACAGCTATCTCACAATTAGGTTATGAACAAGGTAAATTAGCTGAGTTAAAAACTCAACATCAAATGCAGGAAACAGCTGCAAAAGAAGCTAAAGAACAACCAGTTCAACAACCAACAACACAACAACCAACCCCAAGAGATCCAAAAGCGGAAGCTTGGGCTGAGAGAAATGAGTGGTTTGGCAAGGACAATGCCATGACTTACACTGCGTTTGATCTACATAGAAAACTTACTGAAGAAGAGGGAATGGACCCACAATCTGATGAATATTATGCAGAAGTGGATAAAAGAATAAGACTTGAATTCCCCCACAAATTTGGTAATACTGTAGAAAAACAGACTAGTAAACCTACACAGAACGTTGCCTCTGCAACGCGTAGTTCAAAGACTGGTCGCAAACAAGTGAGACTCACACCGTCTCAAGTCGCAATAGCGAAAAAATTAGGTGTGCCACTGGAAGAGTATGCGAAACAACTTATGAACACGAAGGAGGTATAGGCATATGAATACAAGTAAACCAACTCGTGCGAGTCAAGCTAAGAAAAGTGATACAACAAAAGTTGTAGCACAAGCAAAAACGGTTAAGCCAAAAGCAAGACCAAAAGTTTGGACTCCACCATCGTACTTAGATACGCCCAACGCGCCAGAAGGATTCAGACACAGATGGGTCAGGGTAGAAATCTTAGGGTACGTCGACACGAAAAACATACAAGGACGCTTAAGATCCGGGTATGAGTTAGTAAGAGCCGATGAATATCCTGATGAAGACTTCCCAGCAATCATGGACGGCAAATACGCAGGGGTTATCGGGCACGGAGGCCTAGTGCTGACTAGGGTACCGGAAGAGATCGCAAGGCAGCGGACTGAGTATTACGAACGACAAGCTCAGGATCAAATGACTGCAATCGACAACGATCTTATGAAGGAGCAGCATAAGGGAATGCCTATCGACATTGATAGAAATTCTCGTACGACCTTCGGTGGCAAGAAAAGTTAAAATTTAAATTTTCAAACCAGCGAATAAATTAACCGTGACTGGAGGTCCGCAAGGACAGGTCACTCAAGGAGAAACGACATGGCTAATGCGTCAACAACTGGTTTCGGATTGAAACCAATTAAAATGTACGGCAATGGTTATGAAAGCATGGGTTTAGGTGAATACCCTGTTGCAGCTTCTTCAGATCCTATCTATTTT